GACATTAGAAAAGTAATTAAGCATCCTGTAGTAAAAGCAGAAATGACTAAAGTTCAGGAAGGTGCAAAAAATCTTCGTCAAACATTAACTGATGAAATTACTACAAAAGTAACAGCATAATTATATAACTACTACTTTTTAAAATGCCTCTTTTAGAGGCATTTTTTGTGTTTTATGAAACTTGTCAACTAAGATGTGTATAATATATTAAAATAAAATATTTATTATGACAGATTTTTTTGATTTACCAGAAGAAACTTTTTCTAAACAGAAACAAGTAAGTACTAGAAGAACTGATCCGAACATTTATGATCCGGATCCAAATGCACACAATGGGTCGTACAAATCAGTATTTAGATTCGTACCTTACATTTTTGACAAAACAAAAAGTAAGTATACTAAATATACTGCTAAGTTTTGGAATCCATTAACTAAAGAATCATTAGTTATTGATTGCCCTTCAAATGTAGAAAAGCCTTCTATTTTATGGACAATGGAATCAGTATTACGTTCTCTTAAAAAAGAAGAACCTGAATTAGTTGAAGAGATTGGTAAAAATTTCTCTAGATGGAGCACTCACCATTCAGCAGTATACATTAAGAAAGATCCACAGAGACCTGATCTTGAAGGATTCGTTAAAATCTTTAAATTCAGAAATCAAATTGATATGTTAATCGATCAACTTGTAAATCCTGAAGAAATGGATGGACTTACTACCTCTAGAAAAATAAATCCATTTCACCTATTAGAAGGTAAAGATTTACTTTGTATTGTTGGCAAGAAAACTAAAGACTTTAGAGACTGGTCAAAATGTAAATTTATGGATGAAGTTACTCCATTAGTTTTTAAAGTTGGTGATACTCAAGTACAAGTTAAGAATGAAGAGAAGTCAGTTAAATTAGTTAACGAGTTCTTAACTAAAAATACTCCAAAAATGGATGAGTACTATCACCAGGAATGGACAGAAGAAACATTTGAAAAAGTTGCACAAGCAATTATATCAGCGATTCCTCATAATGAGATTTTAGAAATGATTCTTGGAAGAAGTAAAGATACTAAGATGAATGACTTAATTCGTTCTAAAATGAAAGGCGGTAAAACAGTTAAGCATACCTCTTCAGTAAACGATGATCTTGAATTTACTAGTGCACCTGCAACTCCAGCAACTCCAATTATTGCATATACTCAAGAACCTGCTACAGCAACCGTAAACTCTACTGATTCTAACGATGATGAATATGATTCATTATTTAAAGACCTATAAAAAAATAAAATAATATGGAAGAAAATACAGCGACTACCGCTCAACAAAATGTTCTTTTTGGAACTATCTCCTATGCTGATGATTCTGCATATGAAGAATTTATATCAACGATGAATATTAATCAAGCATTATTTGTATTAATTGCATCAGCTAATTCTTCTCAAGCAAAAGGAGCATTTAACTTGCTAGAATCTGAGACTATTTCTACTGCAATACGTACAATACGTAAAAATGGAGAGAAAAGCGAAGCTCAGCAAGTAGTTCAACATGCAAATCAATAATAAATACTAAAAAATTAACAATGGACTTAATTATAGACGGTAACGCCTTTATTAATGTCGCAATAAGCGTCACTAAATCTCAGTCTACTAGAGATAAGAGAACTGGTGATGCTTATTATGTTAATGATTTATTTAACGATAGTGGATTTATTTTAAAGGAACACGTACGAATATCATTTAGAAATTTTTGTTTTACGTATCTAAATTCTTTAATCACTCCAATATCATCTCATCCACAACGAGTTCACATTGTATTTGATTCAGCAAGTTGGAGAAAAGAGTATACTAATGAATTTTTCAAAAATTCAGATTTTAAAACTACTTCTGCTCCTACTGAATTTAAGTATAAAGGAAATCGTAAATACGATGACCATCAATACCTTTTCTTTGAATATTTCCAAAATGTTCTTATGCCAGCAATGGCTGATCGTACTGGAATAAATCAATATAAATTTAAAGGTACTGAAGGAGATGACATCATTGCATATTTATGTGATATTCTAAAATGTGATATCCTGATCTACACAGTAGATCAAGACATAAAGCAAACAACTGGAACTCCTGATAAAAACGTATTAGTGATTACTCCTAAGCAGATGGCAAAACATAAGAGATTATTTAGATCTGCTCAATTAATTCCTACTGCAGCGAATGAAGAAATAGATAACTTCTTTTCTCTAAGTGATGATCACATTACTGGAGCATCAATAGAAAAAACTATTTCTAATTTACTAAATAAAGACTATGTTGAATATACTGTTGATCTAGTCGATGATGTACTAAGTAAAATATTACTTGGTGATAAATCAGATAATATTCCAAAGATCACAAGCGTTTCTCCAGCAAAAGCTAAAAAAGTAATCTTAGCTGTCCATGAAAAATATGGGGATGGTGTAATATCACGCATTGACGACCTAGATGATGAAGTAATTAATGGAATTGTTTCAGAAATTCAAATAGTCAATAAAATAAAAGATCAGGATAAAATAGATGAGATCAGAGAACACTTACTATTTAATATTAAGTTAATTCGTCTCTCTATTAAAGTATTCCCAGATGAAATCAAAGATGCTCTAATTGAATTCTTTGAATCATATCAAATGACCAATTTTAGTACTCGAGAATTTACTAATTTAAAAAATAATTTATCATTAATATGAAACCTTTATACGAACGAGTATTAGTTAAACCTAGAGATAAGGAAACTACTACAAAACAAGGAATAATGCTTCCTGAAAAAGCAGTTAAAAAACCAAATATCGGAGTTGTTATAAGTTGCGGTGATGGTACTAAAAATAATGAAATGGTGGTTAAATCGGGAGATTTAATATTATTCAACCGTTATGCTGGTGCTGAGCTAACATATCGAGGCGAAAAACACTATGTTATTATGGCAAATGAAATTATTGGAATCTTAGATGATATCAATGATATTTCATTAGAAGAATTTGAATAATACAAAAAAGGAGCTTTAAAAGCTCCTTTTTTTATTTAATATCTTCACTAGTCAATAGTGAATAAGTAAATGAATTTCCATGTAAATCTTTTGCTTTTCTACAAATTGTCATAAATTCATTAAAGTCCTTTACCCTTTTAAATACCATACAACCTTCACTCCAATTTTCAACATATTCTGATTCAGTTTTAGGATTAGATCTATGTCCATTAATTCCAAAAATTCCTTCTTGAATAATAGCTTCATCGAAGGTCAAATCTTTATTTTTATCTCGATAGACTTTAACTGGTTTAACTTGTCGCATAGCTTCATATTTTCCTTGGTGTAAACCGATAGCCCACATTCCACGATATTGTCCAGGAACAACTCTAGCTACTCCATTTGGATTATGATATTCGTATACTGCTTTCTTTCCAGGATCAGTCGTTATTTTCCAAGAATAAAATTTCCATTCTCCTCCTTCTTTAAATGAAATAGTTAAAGTATCATCAAATATATTTGTAACTTTTCTTCCTTCTACTAGATTTCTAACCCCTACAATATTAACATCATATCCTTTATTTTCAGAATCATCAAACCATATGTATCCTTTTGCTTTAAGTGCAATTTCTATTTGCTCTCGTGTATAACTCATACTTTAAAACTTTTTTCAAAAAAAAGCAGTAGAATTAATAACTCTACTGCTTCTTATATTTTTTAATTAATTAGAAACTTGGAATAAATCCAGTTGCATCTGAACTTAATGTTCCTCCTACTCTAGTAATAGTAATTCTATTAATGAATTTTTGAATTCCTCTAGGGAAATCTACTCTAATATCAATTACTGCTGAATTAGCCGAAATAACTTCTGTTGTATTATTTGAAGAATCAAAGATAACTTCGAATGTAGCAAGACCTTTAGCGTTAACTACTGCATTTAAGTAATTTTCAACAATTGTTCTTACTCTTAATCTTGTGATCTCATCATTAAAATCAAATAAGAAATTAAATAAGATTTTTTCAATATCTCTTTCAATCGTAGATAAGTTATCTCTAACGTGTGCATTGTTAAGTGCTGAGTTAATTCTCTGGTATGCAGTATTATTAGAAAATAATATAATTCCAAATCCTCTACGTTTAACAGTTAAGTTAAATCCAACTGGCTCTAAATAATCTCTATCATCATCAGTAAGATCATATTCTAATCCAACTATTTCTGGATCACTAAGAGCTCCACGTTTTCCACCTGCCACAATTAAGAATGGTGTACCATTTTTAAATTTTCTAACATATAAGTTAGAAATATATGCTGCTTGAGGTACTGATATATTTTTACTTCCGCTTCTTACAATTAAGTTAGGGAAATGGTAAGAAGAGTATGATGATAATGGAACTCCTTTAACATCTTCTTCTGCAAATTTATATAAGAAACTTGGATTTAAATCTAAATTACCACCTTGTGAAATTAAATTCATAGAAACTAATTTATTAGTGCTATCGATAAAGCTAGGATCAACTGATCTTTCAAATTGTTGAACCGATGGTGCATTTAATAATGCCATAGCTTGACCATTTACTGCAGCTAATTTAGCTAATTGATATTTAGAAGATGAAGAAATTGTACCAGAATAAGTATCAACTACGTATCTAAAATCAATTAATTCACCGTTTGAAAGAGCTTGTGGGATTAAAGTATCTGTAAAAAGATAATCAAGTATTCCGCCAGTTCCTTCTAAACGTTCTGCTGTTCCATCAGGTAAAGATTCAACTCTTAATTTAAAAGCTTTTAAATTTTGACCTTTTATATTTGTAACAAAATTTGATATTCCTTTGTATACCTTTAACTCATTTCCAGCAACATCTAATCCAGTAACTTCCTCAACCGTTGGAGCCATAGTAGTTATAACATACGTATTCAATATAGGTAATTTTGTAACTGGATCAATTGCTGATTTAACAGATACTATTCTTAATAATCTATCTCTAGTTAATTGTTGTCCATAATTAGGTGATAATATATCATTATCTAAAGCAATATTTGCTTTAATATAATTATTAACTTTAATATATTCGTCAAGAATAGATTTATTTAAAGGATTATACTCTAATGTTAATACATTCGGTTGAGCAATAGAATAACTTGTAAAAAAGTTAGTATCAGTTAAGTCAAAAGTATATTTAAACTCATCTCCTGAACCTAATACTATTTTTACGTAATCATTACTATCTGCTCCAAGATAATTATTTGCATTTATTGGAGTAGTTAATCCAATATTTGCATAAACATTAATTCTAATATATTTAATACCAGCATTTGTTAAAGTGTCAACTACTTTAATATAATAAGTATTAGTTGCATTTTTAATTAAATCACCAGTTTTTAAGAATCCATTCATGTATGCATCATACATAGCATTTCCTTCCATTGCAACTAGATAATTAACTGTTCCTGCAACAATATATAATTCATCCATTGCAATTGCATTTCCTCCAATTGTTCCAGCTAAAAATAAAGCCTCAGTATCTGCTCCAGCTGCTACGAAAATTAATTCAGAATCTGCAGGTTTACTATAACTTAATGTATCGATTAATGGTGTTGGATCAACAATAGTTACTCCATCAACATCATATCCTCCATCATCAGCAGAATTATCAAGATCTTCAAATCCATGTCCTACTGTATCAATTCTATGCGAATGTACATCAGTATCTGTAAAACTATTTATTGTAAAATCAATTAAATCTAATTTCTCAGTATCTAATGCACATAATATTCCAGTAGTAGGGAAAGCTTTATTTACTAATCTATCGACTGATACAGTAACTCCACTTTGATCTCTGAAATCAGGAATTAAGCATCCAATTGTACGATTAATTACTTTAACTTCTCTTAATGCAAAGAAATCTGCTGATTTTGCTGTTTTTAATCCAGCTTCATCAAAAAATTGTTTGTATATAGGATCCTTAGATAATTTTAAATAATTTGTCCATTCTCCACTAATTGCAATAACTTCTACAAAATAATCTGAAATAAAATCATCTTGGTGAACATATTCTGGAAATTCAACTGATCCTCCAGCACTTGCGTACCATTCTTTTGCAGTTACATCAAATCCAGATACATTTGCTTTTCTTACCCATATTGTAGTATTAGATTGACCTACATTTACAAATGAAAGAATTTTATTAGACTCAGCATTAGTTATACCGAAACCTCCAGGAGAAGTAATATAATCATCACCTAATCCTAAATTTTTAGATTTATTTAGTTTATCTGATTCAGCAAACCATAATCTCTGTCTATTGAAGAATTCAGTGATTGGCCATTCATGATTAGTTGAACTACCATTATTTTTTGCTGCAGATTCAGTATTAAATGTAGTAAATACTGCTCTGTCTAAATTAGTAGTAGGATCAGTTATATCAGTATCCAATGGAATTACATTCATTGCAAATACTGGTCCTTCTCTAAGTGCTACTTCAATTGATCTATGGAAGTAACTTCCTGCTTTTTCAAGTTTAGTATCAATTTCTCCAAATACTGCTTTTAATGTTCTTAAGTCATTAATTAATACTACTGTATTAAATGGACCTACTCTGCTTGATCCTACGATCAAACGACCGGTAGTAAGAGGTAAAACAACATTCTCACTAGCATCAATTTCAACTGTATAAACACCACTAGACTTATAATTATTTAGGTTTATCCTTGGTTCAGCCATCTCTATGTAGATATTTTTAATTATTTATCTAAAATAGTATCAATAAATTTAAAAAAATTGAAAAATTAAGATCCTCGGGTGTATTATTAGTATAATATAACAAAATACTATAAGAATGGCAAACATCGATAATACTTGTGCCGATCTTACGATCGAAGATCTTTATGCAAAAAGCAGTGATACTTTAGGGGACATAATGTCAGTCCAAAAAGATACTCAATTAAATGTATATGGGTATGATTTTTCAAAAATGACTCTTAGAGAAGTCATGAATTTTTGGCATATGAATACCCATGCGTTAATTGATGAGCTACATGAAGCTACTGATGCACTAGGCGGAATCAGTGACGGTAGTGGAAATGCAATATGGAAATACTGGAAAGCAGATTTTAGTAAATATGAGAATTTAAAGTTTTCAGATTTGTCAAATAGCGATCAACTTGAATGTAAATTCGAAATTATCGATATTTTACACTTTTTCATGAATATGGCAATTTCAATTGGAATGACTCCTCAAGAAATGTACAATATGTATATGAGTAAGAATGAGCATAACCGAGAACGTCAAAGAAATGGATATTAAAAAATAATATATTATGGATAACATTACCCCAAGTGACAATCAACCTAAATTAAATATTAACTTATCAGATGCTCCTTATCTTGAATGTGAAGCATGCGAAGGAAGAATATTTGAAGAAAAAATGATGATTAAGAAAGTTTCAAAGTTTATGACTGGGTCAGATCAAGATTCAATAGTTCCTGTTCCAGTAATAGCTTGTTCAGCATGTGGAAATATTAACGACTTATTTAAACCGAAAGTATGATAATTGGAGCAGAAGTATTTAATGACAATACACTAGTTATTTCATATTATGAAGCTAGTGGAAAGATTGGATTTATTAAAAAGAGACTAGCTGATCATGAAATGTATAATTGGGTAGAGTCACAAACTCCGACTGCTACTAAAAATTGGAATGGTAAGTTTGTAAAGAAAGGCCAGTCTCAAGGACAATACATGAATCAGTTTAGAGTTCAAGAATTAATTCAAGAGAAGCTTACTGCAGAAGAATTAGAATTAGTTTATAGTTTTGATAATCTTCCTAAGAAAGTCTATTTGGATATTGAGATTAAATTAATTGACGACTCTTTTCCTGAAGCAGATAAAGCTAGAATGCCTGTTGGACTTATTTCTTTCTGTAATGAAGAAAATGTAACATATATTCTTTCTATTTTAAATACGGATGATCAGCCTGATGGACTTACCTCAGATCAAATTGTTCAGATGGAAAAGGATGTAAATGCATACTTTAGAAAAACTGTTCCTAAGCGACCTGAAGATTCTAAACTATTCAATCAAGATTTTAAAATAAAATACAAGTTCTTTAAAAGTGAAGATGAGCTAATGGCTTTTTACTTTCATAAAACTATGCCAACTTTTAATTTTGTAACTGGTTGGAATGTAACTGAATTTGACTGGAAGTATTTAATGAATAGAGGCAAGAACCTTAAAATTGATATGATGCAAGAAATGCCATCTAGATCAACTGTTTCTAAAGTTAAAATACCTACTCATTTAGGTGTACTCGATTATATGCAAGTTTTTGAAAAAATGAAACCATATAAAGTTGTAGAAAACTATAAACTTGATTATATTGCAGATATTGTATTAGGTACTGCTAAATTGCATCATGACTATGCATCATTTATGGAATTTCAAAAAGACGTATACTTGTTTACCATGTATAACGTAATTGATGTTATCTTAGTAAAATTAATTGAAGATAAGCTTGCGCTATTGGATGTTGCCTTTGCAATGGCAAATGTTGCACAAGTAGATGTAAATAAAGTATTTAGTCCAGTATATATTGCTGAGATCTTAATGTGTCGTGAATTCCTAAATAAGAATCAAAAAATGATGAAGCTTCCTTGGGGAGAAGAAGTTATGGATGGTACCTATGCTGGAGCCTATGTAAAAGATCCAATTCCAGGATATTATAACGCTATTGCATGTTATGATTTCTCTTCAATGTATCCAAATATCCAAATTCAATTTAATATTTCTCCAGATACTTATCTTGGTAAAACAGATAAAGTAAAGAAGGATGGTACTGAAATACATACAAAAAATGATACTATGTTCTCAAGCAAAGGAGATTCAGTTGCTCGAACAATACTTACTAGATTATATGACGCTCGTATAAAAACACAAGGTGAAATTAAACAAATTAAAAATTCAAAATAAACCCAAATAATATGACAACAACTGAAGATTTCGTAAACTGGCTAGAGGGATTTCTAGATGCATGTAAAGATGCTCCAACTACTAGACAAATTAAAGAAGTTAGAAAGAAACTAAGTACAGTACAACAATTGACTGAAGAACAATATCAATCTCTTTGGGATCCATCAATGGCTCCACAGTCAGCCAAAGCATTTTCTACAATAACTTTAGTACAAGCACAAAAAGATGCAGCTCACACAAAAAATCCACAAAATGAAGATTTTATCCGTGCTATTGAAGAAGGTAAAAATGCTACAACGATGGAAGAGCTTAATTCCTAAAAAAAAATATAATATCATGCAATACGATGAAAATAAATTAATCTCCCTAATGGAGAATTTTTCTGGCTCAAAATTTCAATGGATCAAGACAGATCGTCCTGAGTTATTAGGAAAAGTTGTTACTTGTAGAAATATTGAACCTAGAGGAAATAAATTCTTTGCTGTGTTCGATGATGGATCATCAATCGATACTGCTAATCTTAATAGAAGTCTTCTTATGATTCATGGAGATATGCAGCCTTTAAGTAAAGCTGAAGTTGAATCTATTTATAGTCCTAGACCGTCAACTGGTGCACCTGTTCAAAATATGACAGGCCCGATGGGAGCATCTGGTGGTCCTGGTCCGATTGGTAATATTCACCACTCTGATCCAGCTACTCAATATCAAACTCCGCCGCCAGCAACAACAAATATGTTTGAAATGTTTAATTCTGAGGAGAGCAAAATAGATTTGCAAATATCTATTAAATTACCAGCTCAAGATTTTCTTAAGATGATGTATGTTAATGCAAAAGAAAAAGATACATTTTTAAATGAATTATCTGAGTACATATTTAAAGTGATAAATAAACAAGTCGTAAAAGATTCAATTTCATCAATTGTAATTCCACAAGACACTGTTAAACACACTATTTCTGTTCCAATTGTAAATATTACTGAAATCCATGAATAATCAATTTAATTCAACTGAAGAATATTCAGATGGCAAATTTAAAATTTTAAATTTTACTAGTCCAACTGGAGAATTTAAAAGAATTTCATGTTCAAAGGAAGCTATTTGTGTGCTTCCTTTTGATGTTAATGAAAATGACCAGATAAAAAACGTATACTTAACGAAGTACCATGATTACGTATTAAATGGTCAAAATCATAAGTGTATCACTGCAACATTAGAGCCGGACGAATTTGATACTTATCATGAGTCTTTAACTAATTGCATAGATCATGAACTTGGAATTACTGATATTGACATAAATGACCTGTTTTATTTAGGGCAGGTTCAACATACTATACCCTTTACTAAAACATATAAGTGTTATGCAATAAACCTCACTAAATATAGCGAGGACCCTACTGGGTTTACCCCAAAGATACTTAGTCCTGACGAGAGACTTCATTCAATAGATAAAGTTAGATTTTCTAGAATTATGAAAGGCGAAATATGCGATTCATTAACTCTTTCCTGCTCTCTTCTATTACTTTCATATATCTCAGATTAGAACTTCTACCCATTTTTTTAGTAAAATATAATAAAAATTGACAATTATGGCAAAATCTACAAATGCTGCAATCAATGCATTTAACAAATTCAATGACCTTTTAGAGAAAAAGGTTAAGACCAAAATAACCTTAATGGGTTTTTCAGACATTGACGATTATATTCCAACTGGAAACTATTTGTTAAATGCTCAAATCTCAGGTTCAGTATTTGGAGGATATCCTAATACTAGAAGTATAGGAATTGCTGGTGATTCTGGTGCAGGTAAAACGTTCCTTTGTTTGAATGCAGTGTGTGAACTTCAAAAGAAAGATTATTTTGTTTTCTATATTGATACTGAAGGTGCTATTGATAGATCAGACTATATAAAATTTGGAGTTGATTTAGAGAAATTAAAATATCTTCGTATGGGATTAATTAGTGATGTTAAATTCTTCATTAATGATTTTATTGAAACGATGAGAGATAATCCTGGACTAAAGGCTGCTATCTTTGTAGATTCAGTTGGAATGTTAGATACTGATAAGAGTAAAAGAGATATGGATGCTGGTAAAAATGCATCTGATATGGGTCTTCGCTCAAAGGAAATGAGAGGTTTATTTAAATCATTTACATTAGAATTATCTAATTTAAAAGTTCCATTTATTTTTACAAATCATACATATGCTTCAATGGATCAATATACTCCAAAAGGAATGTCTGGTGGAGGAGGTCCTGAATTTTCAGCATCTATTATATTAATGTTAAGTAAAGGAACTCTTCGAGATGAAGCTAAAACTACCACTGGAATTATTGTTCGATCTAAAACTAGAAAAAATCGTCTAGCTCGTCCAATCGATATAGAATTTCATATATCTTTTCACAAAGGTATGAATCAATATGTCGGATTAGAACAATTCGTTAGTTGGGATAATTGTGGAGTTGGTCGTGGAAATAAATTAACAGAAAAAGAGTTTTCTAAACTTAAACCAGATGAGCAGACTATTTGTTCAGAGTTTAAAGTTGCAGATGAAGTATTTTATTACTTACCTAAGAAACTTGGAAAGAGTTATGTACTTCGACACAGTGGCGCATTAGTTCCAGTAAAAGAATTTTTTACAGCTAAATTATTTACTCGAGAAGTATTAGAAGAGCTTGATGAAAAAGTAATTAAGCCTACTTTTAAATTTCCTGAAACTCAAGATGAAATTGATTTACTTGAGACTGAAGAACTTGGTGATCTAAATGACGAGGATGACGATGATTCTACGTTCTGATCTACCCATAAAATATTATTTAAATCTTTACAATGAGGACGCTTTAACAGATCAATACAGCGTCCTCTTTGAGATTCTACAATATATTATTAAAGTTGCTAATGCCAAAGATAAAAGTCTCGAGCTTAAAAATTTAAAATTTTCATCAAAATCTCTTAAGTATATCTTTGGAGAAAAATTAAAAGATGAAACTTTTAAAACATATGTTGTTAAATCATTAAAAGAAATGATTTTAAAAGAGTATCTTAGACCAGCAGGAGACTTTATATTTTTTACAAAAAACGGATTAACTTATTTTTATTTGACACATGATTGATTTTACAGAGAATATCGAATCGCTTGAAAAAATGGTATGGAACTTTGTCTTAAATACTACTAGTAATATAGATGATCTTCGACCAACTAATCATGAGTCTCTTCGTAGGGAAGAATTAATAACGATGCTGCGTCCTAATTATTTTAATGATGATAACAGACAAGAATCATTTAAAGCTGCTCTAAAATTCTTTAAAGAATATGAGAAGATCCCTAATAAAAAAGAATTAAAAAGTTATATTGAATTACTTAATATCAACTTAACTGAAGAAGAGTTCTTAGATCTATACGAATTTAATCTTAATGAATATAACTATGATTACTTGTATAAGTATGTTAGAGCATTTATCTTATTAAGAAATTTAAATTTAACTGTATTTGATCTACTTACTTATTTAAAAACCACAGTTATTGATCCTAATAATATTGATAAAATTTCTGAAAAAGTAAGAAATGATATTAGTAATAAATTAGCTTTAAATTTTTCAAGTGTTGATACAGGACTAAATTTCTTTAATCCTGAATCTCACATTCAAATATCTAAGTCAGGTAGTCCTACTGGCTTTCCATTCCTTGATAAAGTTCAAGGCGGTGGCTGGAATGCAAAGGCACTAGTCGTATTTCAAGGTAGGCCAAAGGTTGGAAAATCAATGGTTCTTGGAAACATTGCAGCACGATCATTTTTAACAGGTAATGTAACAGGATTAGTTACAGTTGAGCTTGCAGATAGAGCTTATATGAAACGTATCGGTTCTAATATATTAGGGATAAAATCAGAAGAATATTCTAGAATAACTGATGCTGCTGCTGCAAATCTAATTAAGGAAAAGATTCAAGATCTTAAAGATAGTGGAAAAACAGTCGGCGAATTAATAATCAAAGAATTTCCAACCGGTGGTGCAAATGCAATAGATATTGAAAATTATTTTGTTCGACTTGAACAGAAATTAAATAAGAAATTTAAAGTTATTGTAGTAGATTATTTAAACTTATTAAAACCTTTAAATAATCAAAATGGCTTATATGAAAAAATTAAAGCTATTTCTGAGGAACTTCGTGGAGTTGCAATGAGAAATGAATGGTGCGTAATAAGTGCAACACAAATTCGTAGAGAAGATATTGATAATTTCGATTTAGGAATGGATTCAGTTGCAGAATCATTTGGTTTAATACACACAGTAGATTCACTATTTGGATTAATGAGAAGTCCATTAGAAAGCAGAATGAAAATAAAAGTTATTGCAAATCGTGATAATGGATATGAGGAAAGCTATAAATTTTACACTATGCATAAAGACTTCTTTAGACTCAGTGAAGAAAGTGGACAAAATAGTGAATTCTATAGTGATGATGAAGAAGTAACTAGAATGGCAGATGAACTTAGGAGTGAATATCAAGAGATGAATAAAACTGAAACATCTACTCCGGAAATATTGATTGAAGATGACTATGATGCTCTCTTCAATTCATTATAAAATAATTAAACAATTAATGGATAGTAATGAATTTACCGATGATCAAACACAAAATAATGCTGAAATTATAAGAGAAGATAAAATCTTTAATAATAGTTATTATAATGGTGACAAATTAAAAGATTCAGAAGAATATGAATTTTCAAAAAAAATAACAGTATCTTCAGATTATTCAGATAACTATTTAAAGGATCTCTATGACTATGAAGAACAGCTAGAATCAAAATTTATACTAGATATAATCTTTGAATTTTTACAAAAAGATTTAATTTTATCTAAATATATTGCTGATTTAACTGAGAATACCACTATATCTAAAGTAAAAGTTTCAAAGGAAGATATCAATATTATTTTTAATAGAATCCATGAAAAACTTGATGTTACAACATATGGAATAAGCTTTTATAGCCCAATCTACATTTTAGAAGCAATATCATCAGTTGCATCAATGGAATATAAAAAAATATTTGATGCATTAGATACTGATATTCAAGAAATATTGTTACTTGAATTAAATAAGAAATATCAATTCCTTGAAGGAAAAATGAATAAAAAAAGAATACACTAATGGCTTGGATTAAAATAACTCATACTGCTGGATCAATGTATCTTAACTTAGATCAAGTTTATAGATACGAACAAACGGCATCCGCTGAAATTACATTTTATGATGCTAATTCAATTCTACCAACATCGTATTCTTTTTCAACAGCACTTGAACTTACTGAGTTTATTGCTAAACTTAAAAGTATTTTAAACGTAATAGATATAGACCAGTTAGCCACGCAAGGATGAAATTAGAAAATATTAGAAAAATATTTGTACTTGGTGATCTTCACCTAGGTATAAGAAATAATTCGCTCGAATGGTCAGATATTCAGAGCGATTTTCTTATTAACAGTTTTTTACAAAAAGTTGATGATGAAGGGTTTGATCCAGAAAAAGATATCCTAGTTCAAGTAGGAGACTGGAATCATGTTAGAGAATCTACAAATGTTAGAATCTATAAATTATCATTAAAGATTGCTGAAGCATTCACTAAGAAGTTTAAACGCGGTGTATATGTAATCTTAGGAAACCATGATGTCTATTATAAAGATCGAACTGATACTCATTCACTAGAAGGATTTAATCTAATTTATAATAACTTTCATATCTTTGAGAAACCTGAGGTTCTTAATATTAATTCGCATAAATTCTTAATGCTTCCATGGATTGAAAATCTAGAATCTCTAAAAGCAGTTGTTGCTGAGAATAGATCTTCTAAATATGTTTTTTGTCATGCTGATGTTAAGGGATTTAATTTAAATAAAGTAACTAAACTTGAACATGGATTAGAAGCAAGTGATATTGCTAACTTTAAACGAATTTATTCTGGACATATTCATATTCGTCAAGAGAAAGGAAACGTATTATATGTTGGAACTCCATATGAAATGGATAGGGGAGATCGCGGTAATACAAAAGGTTTTTATGTACTTGATGTAAGCGGTGAAGAAGTAACTGAAAAATTCGTAGAAAATTTAATTTCTCCAAAGCACGTAAAATACGATATTTTTGATCTTCTTTCATTGACTCAAGATCAAGTTAAAGAATTATTTAAGAATAACTTTGTAGATATCTCAATAGAATCTGAAATATCTCAAAAGTTTCCACTTTCTCAATTTACGGATTTTGTTAAAGACTTTGGACATCGACGTCTTGAATTATTCTCTTATTCTAAAGAACAATTAAAAACTAGAAGTGAAGTTGAACTTAATTCAAACTATGAATATAATATCTTTACGATACTTGATGAGAGAATAAATCAAATGAATTTACCGGTTGCTCAATCAACTCCATTAATTGAAAAATTTAAGGAGATATATGATTCACTAAGAAACACTAAACAATACGACTAATGAGATTATCAGAGTTTTCATATAAGAATATCTTATCCTATGGGAATAAGATTCAAACTTTTAAATTTGACGATAAACCTGGATTGATCCTCGTGGAAGGAGAAAATGGAAGTGGCAAATCCTCTATTAAAGAGGCACTAACTGTCGCGATCTATGGAAGATCAGCTATTCGTAAAATGAAAGATATTCCAAATTGGATTAATAAAAATGCATATACGAATGTTAAATTTACTACAAATTCCGGTGAATTAATTGAATTAGATAGAGGAATTGATCCTAACTTTAGTGATATTAAAATAAATGGAACTAAATTTAATCTTCCAGATAAAAGAAAAGTAGATGAATTCATTGAAGATGAACTTGCTAAAATACCATTTTCAGTATTTTGTAATACTATTAGTTTATCATTTGATGATTTTAAATCATTTGTTAATTTAAGTAAAGATGATAAGCGTAAAATAGTAGATAGAATATTTGGAATTGATATCTTATCTGATATGCGATCTAAAGTAAAAGATGAACTTCGTGAAAATAAAAGAGAGCTTGACATACTTGATTCTACTCTTGCTTCAAATGAAAAAAATTTATCTGCATATAGAATTCAATTAACTAATCTAAAAGATAAGATTAGCAAAAAGAAATCTGATATGACTGATAGCTTAACTTCTAAGATATCTGATTCTACTAACGAATTAGAAGGAGCTAAATTAAAATATCAGGGTATTAAAACACAGCTTGAAAATATAGGAAACTCTAAAACTACTGCATCTGATGAATTAAGTAAAGTAAAATCCTCTATTCGAGATCTTAAAGTTAAACTTGAATTATTCAATCAAAACAGGTGCCCGCATTGCTTAAATGATTTACATTCAGAATCATCAATTGAAATAAAAGATAAGATTGATGAAAAACTTGCAAAATTAGAAAAAGCTCTTCCTGAGAAACAGAAAGTTGTAGATGATATAAATGACACATCTACTAATCTATTATTAGAAAAAAGTTCAGCTGAATCTGAATATTATAGAGTAAAAGCTATTCTTGATAGTTTGAAAGCATCATTAGAGGCTGCTAAAGAAACAGATAACTCAGAGGAATTAGTTTCCATTAAAACAATCATTGACGATCTCAGAGATCAAATAAGTAGCGATTCAAATACTCAAATTAATTTAACAGAAAATAAAAATTTATATCTTAATTTAGATGATCTTCTTTCAGATAATGGAATTAAGAAATCAATGATTGATAAAATTATTCCTACCTTAAATGTAAGAATTCAAGAAATATCTGAAAAATTAGAATTTAAATTTCCATTTGAATTTGATAGCGAGTTTAATCCATTAATAACTTATCTAGGTATGCAAATATCACCGGATAGTTTATCTACAGGTCAGCGTAAAAAAATGAATCTAATCGTTCTTCTTGCATTTATTGAAATAATTAAGATGAAACATAGTCAAATGAATGTAATGTTCTTAGATGAGATCTTTAGTTCACTAGATAAAGCTAATGTATATAGAGCTATTTCAATACTTAAAGAATATTCAGAAAAATATGGAATGACTATCTTTGTAGTATCACATGAATCACTACCTGAAGAATTATTTAATTATAGAATCTGTGTTACTCAACAGGATCACTTTTCAGAGATGGAGATAATTAAAATATAATAATAATATAAACCTAAAAATGGGGATTCTTTTCAGGATCCCCATTTTAAGTATTAATTAGATTAAGCTTGAATAAAACCTATTCCTCCATATTCTGATCTATGATCTAAAAAATCCATTTTATTTCCTTCTAATTCTGACCATAATTGATCTACTCTACAATTAGCACCTCTATGGAATTCAGTATCCTTAGTATCATGAAATCCAATCCATCCTCCAGGTTTTACTAAGTGTCTATACATTTCATAATCCTGTTTTACTCCTTCGTAAGTATGATCGCCATCAATAAATAAGAAGTCTAATAAGTCTCCATTTAATATAGATTCAACTTCTTCTAACATTGTGTATTCATGTGATGAACCCCATAACATAGTTACATTTGAACCTAATGATTTAAGATATTCATCTCTTTCATATTCATTATAATCAGCTCTACCGAATTGTCCATGTGGCATATCGACAGATATTCTAATTCCATCATTTGATAATTTACTCCAGATTGCAAAAGATCCTCCTTGATCAGTACCAATTTCCATAAAATTAGTTACATTTAACTCTTTAAAGAATTTAGCAGCTTCAAATATTTCTTTATGGTTTTGAACCATTCCTAAATCATATGATTCTTGAACAATTACTTCTACTGATTTTTCAGCATATCCTAATTCATGATATCTTTCAATTTCTTTAATTACATCACCTGCAGATATTATACTTGTACATTCAAATTGGCGACGAGTTCCTTTTTGATCTGGGCACCAATTCCAATCACCTGCATCTAATCTATGTCGATTAAAACATCCATTACATCCTCCTCCTTTAAATACTCTAATTACATTAGTATCAAATATCTCAGTTGAAGGTAAACTAAAGCCAGAAATTAAAACAGTTGGTGTTCCTACTGCCCATGATAACCAACTTAATCCTGACCCGACTCCTATAAACATTTCACTATGTTTTAAGTGAAGAATAACATTTGCAAGTGTATCTGGACCCTGTTTTCTAATTGCTCCATTAGGATAATTATTTTGCATATATCCATCTTCTTCAAGCCCTATAATAATTACCTTTAATCCATTGTCTAAAAAATAATTAGTTAATTCTTGCCAGCCAGTTGGATTATTCCAATATTTTGCTTGTGCAGTTGCATGCATTGCGATACATACATATTTTCCATCTATTGGCGAATTTCCAACCGGAATTGTTAAATTAGGTTTAACTGTCGAATGAGGTAATCCTAATATATCACATGTAGTAGATTGCATTGGAAGTTTTCTAAAATCATTACAGTGATATTCACTATTTATTGTTCCATCACCATTATAAAACCAACCAATTTTATATTGTGCATATAAACCATGAACTATTTCTCCAGGTTGAACGAATGTTATATTAGAATAATTATCTCTAAATAATTCATTTTTAAAAGTACTTACTATTACTTCACAATTATGTTTCTTTCTAAATTCTTCAATTTGTGGAAACCATGCAAGAGAATCACCTAATGCACTTGATTCAAGTGAAATTAAAACTCTTTTTTCAGTAAGATCAATATCTTCTTCATATACTTCCATAGTATCTAAATTAGTTATTTTAACTTTCCAATCTACGAAATATTTAATATTACTTCTAACCCAGCAATTAATACCGATTATATTTGAATAAAGAATTGAATTACTTTCACCATCGATTAATTCTATTAAGAATCTACTGTCACTCTGTCCAGTAATCTCAACAAATGCACCATTAATAAAATTAATATTATAATTAATTGTTTCTAGTCTAGTTTCTAATTCTAGTTCTCTAATGTAATTTGGATTTGATATCATACACGTTGCTTTTTTAGTTGAATTAGTATATTCTTTTTTTATTTTTAAATTAGGAAAGTCTATTGAGAATCCATCATTCAGTAAATATTGAGGTATCTTATATGCAATAATTTCACGAGGTGCAAGAAGAGATTCAATAGATTTATCTTGATATTTGATGAGATAAAAAATAGATTCACTCTCTGCACCAACTAAACATAAGTAGTTTTCCCCAGCTTGATTTTGTGCAAGATATACAAAACCGTCTCCGCCAGACTTAGTTGTTAATTGAGGATATGTTGAAAGAATAAAACTATTAATAATATTTTTCTTTTTAATAGATTCAATATTATTTACCTCTATATCTAGTCCATATGAATCACATGCAGCAAAAAGCACATCTTCTAATATTACTTTACCTTCATATGCAAAATAACTTGCTTTAGTCGTAAATTGAGCAAGCGCAGAACTTAACATTCCTACATTTGCTGAAAAGAATGCTGAATTTATTGAACCTTCTCCATTCCATGAATAAGCAATCATATCGTGTTCTATCAATTCAATATGATGCGATTTTAATAATTCAGTATCATCTATAATATAATCATAATTTATAAAATGAGCAGTTGAACAATTATTAGCTTTTGCAATACCTAATCCATTTTTAATAAGTTTCATTGCTGCGAATCCATGATTAAAATCAAATGAATATGATAAATCAAAATCAGCATATCGAATATAGTGAATTGGTACAGTATTTGAAAAAGTGTGATATTCATCTGGATAAACTACTGGATTATCTCTATCAAATACTACATAATCAGCTATTTCATAGAATTCTGCAGGTACTTCAATATGCGATGAGATAATTACAAGTAAACCTTGATTTTTTAAAGTAATTACTGATCTTCTTAATAGAGACAATTTTTCTTCAGTATCTGCATGCGACATTATAATTGCTGCCTCATCTTTTCGACTAACTTTAAGATCAAGCGAAATAACCTTTTTTAGTTCTTCAAATCCTTCGTGTCCAACTTTTTCCCAGTTAAATTCCTGGTAAATAAGATCAGCTTCTTCTCTAGCTAATTTCTTCTTTTCTCCCCAATTCTCAAAGCAGTCAATTAATACTTCTTTAAGATTTTCGAAATCAGGTTCAGCATATACACCTGGAGTATTTCCAGCAAAACCTAGATCTGCTCCGATATTTGCAGGTAATTCATTTACTATTTTTACAGGATTTCCTTTTCCTCCAGCAAATTCAAGTTGTGCTCCCCAATTAGAATAAATTACAGGTGTTCCTGCAACCATTGCTTCAATTAATGGAATATTCCAGCCTTCACTACGTGCACAACTTATTAAGACATGTCCATTTTTAAGATAGTCTTCATATTCTTCTCTATTTAGAAAATGTTTAACCTTAATTTGATCATCAATTAGATCATAGTGAGCAAGTCTCTCTTCAGTAGACTTTAATCCATCTATTGAATATGGATTATCCGCACTTAATATTAATTCAACTTCATCATTATCTGGAAATGCTTCTAGAAATGCTTTAACTATTTCAGGCACAGATTTACGATAGTCCCATCTTCCAAAAAACATAAATTCAAAACTTTCTCTAGCTTTTCTACTTTCTGGTTTAAAATATAATGATTCACCAACTCCTTCGTGTACTACAAATACTCTATGTTCAGGATATCCTTGCTTAATTACTACCTCTTTATGCCATTCAGTTACAACCCATAAATAATCAAATTTTAATAATTGATTAAAGAAATCTTCAGGTAATTCAGTACTTTCCCAAACAGTATATGCAATTTTAACCTTGGCAGAATACTCTTCATAGAAATAATAGTGATTCATATCCATTAAGACAATATCAATATCCTGCTTAAAATTTGATAATTCAGTATTTTTCCAGGGATAATTCGGAAGGCCTTTAGTAATACTATAATCTAAATCCTTTTCTCCATCCTTTAAAGTAATCGTATCAATTATTCGATAATCTATATCATTTAAGTAATTTGGATCGATATCCCAAGTATAGTTTCTTACTCTTAGATCTACATGCTTTGATAATTCTCTAAAAAAGGATCTTGCGTGTGCTGCATATCCAGTTTTTCCTAAATAGCACGTATGAGCTCTTACTTTTAACATAAAAATTCCTTTATATTAATTATATTAATATAAAGGAAAAAGTTTCACAGTAGAATAATCTATTATAAACTATTCTTTAGATCTTCGAGTGAATCCGCCGTTTTAATCTTATTGATTAAATGTTGCAGTGCACCAAATAATGTTTTATATAATTGATCTGCATTCAACGAATGAAAATCTTCGAATCCATGTTCTGCACTATATGATACTGCCTTTGGAAATACTTCCTTTACTTCTTGTGCAATAAATCCAATCGCATTTCTATCATCTACTTCTGGATAATAATTTTCATCCCACGTAAACCGCTTTAATGATATTCCAGTAACTATATCGTAACATGTTTGAAGATTTGCAGGTTCAATATTCGTCTTTACTCGAGCATCTGACCCAGTTAACCAAGTAGTACTCGTTAATTTTCTTGCACCATCTGTTGATAAATCTAATTGATATGCTGGAGATGCTGTACCTAGTCCTATTCTAGAAGTTGTTCCATCAAATAATGCAATAACTCCATTTTTTCCATTATAGATACCAGTAGTTCTAAATTGAGTCGTTCCAGTGTTATATCCTCTATAATTAATATATAATTGATCTGCTGCATTCCCAGAATTTAACCATATCTCATTACTGTTTCCTATTGCAATCGGACCGATTATATTAACATTGCCTACAAAATTAGCCGATACTTCTATTTTACCTAATGCAAACAAATTACCTGTAGTTGATTCAATTGTTACTAGATTTTGTTCTACTGCTGATAAAATTGTTCCTCTAAAATTAAATCCTCTATTTGAAGTATCTGTACTAAAATTAACACCGTCGTCATTTATTCCAACAGATAGAGTATAACCTGAAGTACTTGTTCCAGTAGTTAATTTAATTCCTTGATTTCCATTTATTATATGTAATTTAGCTGTAGGTACAGTTGTCCCTATTCCAACATTGCCACTCGCATGAACAATAGACATCTTTTCTCCCCAAGCAGTTCCACTATATCCCCATATTGTAAACTTACCAACTCCTTGTTGTAATGAAGTATAAGATGAGCCAGACCCTCCTACAAAATAAATATTTGCTCCTGCTTGGATTGTATCACTTGGTCCTGATAATAATCTTAATGATGGATCAGAATATGTAAAATTAGCTTCTCCTTGAATAGTATTAGCTAGGCCAGTTGCAGTAAGTACATAATTATCTACATTACTATTAATTGTTATGCTTGATCCACTAGAACCCGACGTGCCTGAACTGCCTGAACTACCTGATGTACCGCTAAGTCCACTAGAACCAGATGTACCACTAGATCCACTTGTTCCACTAAGTCCACTAGAGCCTGATGTACCACTAAGTCCACTTGTTCCACTAGATCCACTTGTTCCACTAGAGCCAGAAGTACCT